GGCTACTGGTGAACGTTATCTACCTGAGAAAGCGATTAAGGCTCTTAGTGCCAGTGAATACGCCGCCTCTACGGCTGCTAAACGAAAAGCAACTAGAAAAGGTAAACAAGTGGCTAAACAACCCAAAAAGATTGCAAAGAAAACATCAAGATTTCGTAAATACAGCTAAAGTAAAAGAACAGATAAGACTTGCAAGAATGCAGGAGAAAATAAAGAATGATACAGGCACTAATAGGACCACTCGCAAATCTCGCAGGAACGTGGTTTCAAAACAAAGTAGAAAAAACAAAAGCCGATGGTCTCGCTAAAGTAGCTGAAGCAAAGGCAAGAGCAACAGTAGCAGAGAAAGTAGCAGCAGGTGAAATTGCATGGGAAGGCAAAATGGCAGATGCCACTAATGATAGCTGGAAAGATGAGTTTGCCTTAGTTGTCCTACTAACTCCTGCAATTTTAGTTTTTATTCCGGGCATGACAGAATATGTGGAACATGGATTTAGTATATTGGCAACTTTACCAGAGTGGTATCAGTACCTCTTATATATCGCAATTAGTGCGTCATTTGGGATTAAGGGTGTCGGACAAGCAGCTAAGATGTTCAAAAAGAAGTAATGTCTGATACAGAACAAAAGATAAATAAAATAATAGTAGAGTCTATATTACCTAGTGTTCAGATGCATGGTGGACACGTAGAGTTACAATCTTTCAAAGATGGTATAGCAACAGTATTTTTAAGTGGTGCGTGTAGTGGATGTGCAATGTCCACACAAACATTAAAGATGGGGATAGAAAATATGTTAAAGTATTATATACCTGAAGTATTAGCAGTTGAGGGTATTGAAGACCCTAATTCTACAGTGAGTCCATATTACCAATGACATTAAAAGCCTTGACATATTTAAAATTATCTGCTATAATTTGCAGGATAGGTAATTATTTTTGGCATCTACATGTCAAAGAAGTACGTAAGAACCAAACAAGAAGATTAATATAATGAATTTAGTTACACTACAAAATGAAATAGCCGAAGATGAAGGAATAAAATACGAATTATATTTATGTTCAGAATCGCATTTGACCGGGGGAATAGGGCATTTGATTACTGAATGGGATACTGAATATTACGATAAGCCTGTAGGAACAAAAGTACCTAACGAACAAGTTAATGAATGGTTTGAGAATGATATACAAGTATCTATAAAAGACTGTAAATCTTTGTTTAGTAACTTTGATAACTTACCTGAAGATATACAACATGTATTAATAAATATGTCATTCCAATTAGGGAAGCCTCGTTTATCCAAATTTAAAAAGATGATCGCTGCCGTAGAGAATGAAGACTATCCTGAAATGGCAGAGCAGATGGAGGACTCACGTTGGTACAAACAAACAACCAACAGAGCACAGCGTTTAATAGACAGAGTTATAACACAAGGAATACCACATTGAGTAGAGAATTAACTGAAAGACAAAAAAAGTTTCTAGAAGTTTTGTTTGAAGAAGCAGGTGGCGATGTTGTACAAGCAAAACTATTAGCAGGATATTCTGAGCACTCTGCAACTTCCTCTATTGTTGCATCAATGAAAGATGAAATCATGGAAGCTACTCAAATGTATATGAGTAGGAATGCTCCGAAGGCAGCAGTGGCTATGGTGAGTGGAGTTGATGAACCTACACAACTCGGTATAAGAGATAGATTATCTGCTGCTAAAGAATTGTTAGACAGGGTAGGTTTAACTAAAACTGAAAAGGTTCAAGTGGAAGCATCAGGTGGAGTGATGTTGCTACCACCAAAACAGAGTGATGGATAGAAGTTTAGGTAAGTGGAAGTTACCACAACCCACAGATTTAAAAGATGAAGAACAAAAAGATTGGATACAGATACCACGTATAGCAAGAACTATACCTTTTGGTTACACAATTAATGAAGAGGATAATGAGTTACTTGATCCTGTGCCTTATGAACTAGAAGCTATAGACTTAGCTAGAAAATATGTAAAACAATATTCATATCGTGAGGTAGCTAATTGGCTAACAACAAAAACAGGCAGAGAGATATCTCACGTGGGATTAAGAAAAAGATTAATGCATGAGCAACAACGTAAGAACCAAGCTAGAACTCTTAGAAAATGGTCCGAGTATGCCAAGAAAGCAATCCAAAAAGCGAAAGCGATTGAAGAAGGCAGAACAGGAGCAAAAGCCTAAAATAAAAATTGCAGATGACATAGAAGATGTTCCTATAGCAGAACAAAATGTTATCTTTAAACCAAATGAAGGACCTCAAACAGAGTTTCTTGCAGCTTCTGAAAGAGAAGTGTTATATGGTGGCAGTGCAGGTGGTGGCAAAAGTTATGCCATGTTAGCAGACCCACTACGTTATATGGGTCATCCATCATTCAGTGGTTTGTTACTGCGACATACAACAGAAGAATTAAGAGAACTTATATTTAAGTCAAAAGAATTATATCCTCAAATATGGAAGGGGATCAAGTGGTCGGAAAGAAAGATGCAATGGGAAGCACCATCAGGTGCAAGACTATGGATGTCTTATCTAGACAGAGATGATGACGTTCTAAGATATCAAGGTTTAGCCTTTAGTTGGATAGGCTTTGATGAGCTAACACAATGGGCAACACCCTATTCGTGGAACTACATGAGGTCAAGACTTCGTTCTACTGCTCCTGATTTACCTGTCTATATGAGAGCAACAACGAACCCCGGAGGTCCGGGACATCAGTGGGTCAAGAAAATGTTCATTGACCCTGCACCTTATGGAAAGACTTTTGATGCCACAAATATTGAGACAGGACAGGTTCTGCAGTATCCTAGCAACCACAAAAAAGCAGGTGAAGCACTATTTAGAAGAAGATTCATACCTGCTAGGTTATCTGATAATCCGTATCTCTCAAGTCAAGGTGATTATGAAGCAATGCTTCTATCCTTACCTGAACAACAAAAGAAGCAGTTGCTTGAGGGCGATTGGGATATTAAAGAAGGTGCTGCTTTTACTGAGTTTAATAGAGATATTCATGTTGTTGAACCTTTTTCAATTCCAAGAAATTGGGTTAAGTTTAGGTCTTGTGACTATGGTTATGGTTCTTATAGTGGTGTGTTGTGGTTTGCTGTTTCTCCAGACGAGCAGATTATTGTATATAGAGAGTTGTATGTTTCTAAAGTCCTTGCCACAGATTTGGCAGATATGATACTAGAACTAGAAGCTGAAGATGGAACTATGAAGTATGGAGTTTTAGATAGCTCTCTTTGGCATAAACGTGGTGACACAGGTCCTTCTTTGGCAGAACAAATGATACAAAGAGGATGTCGTTGGAGACCATCAGATAGAAGTAAAGGCAGTCGTGTAGCAGGTAAGAACGAAATACATAGACGATTGCAGATAGATGATTTTACAGAACAACCACGAATGGTGTTTTTTAACACATGTACAAATGCTATATCACAACTACCTGCCATACCTTTAGATAAAAGAAACCCTGAAGATGTGGACACTAAGGCAGAAGATCATATTTACGATGCGTTAAGATATGGTATTATGTCAAGACCTAGATTTAGTATATTTGACTATGACCCTGTAGGTAGACCATCGCAAGGTATGCCTATAGCAGACTCAACTTTTGGATATTAAAATGGCAGAAGAAAATAATGAAATAATGATTGAAGATGATGCAATAGCATTAGAAGATACAGATGATCCTGTAATCGCTGATGCAGGTGTAAATGGCATCATACCTTTTGTTCAAGAACGATATGACAGAGCAGAAGATTACAGAAGAAATGATGAAGAACGATGGTTACGTTCATATACAAATTACAGGGGGATATACGGAAGTGATGTTCAATTTACTGAAGCAGAAAAGTCTAGAGTATTTATCAAAGTTACCAAAACCAAAACTCTCGCAGCTTACGGACAAATTGTTGACGTATTATTTGCAGGTAACAAATTTCCTATTAGCGTTGAGCCAACGATTCTACCCGAAGGTGTACTTAAAGATGTTAGCTTTGATCCGAAAGAGCCTGAAGAGTTGCGTGGCAGAGGTCAAGAAACTTCTCCGTATGGCTTTGAAGGTGATGGACAAGATTTTCCAAAAGGTGCTACCGAAAAAAGTTTACTTGAAGGTCTTGGACCTCTTCAAGAAAAACTAGAAGGTATTGAAGGATTAAAAGGTGAAACAGGTAAAACTCCCACATCAATAACATTTAGTCCATCTATGGTGGCTGCGAAAAATATGGAGCAAAAGATAATGGATCAGCTTCAAGAGTCAGGTGCTACTAAGCAATTAAGAAGCACTGCTTTTGAAATGTCCTTGTTTGGTACAGGGGTTATGAAGGGTCCTTTTGCTATAGATAAAGAATATCCTAATTGGGATGATGAGGGTGAATACAATCCTAAATTTAAAACAGTTCCTTCCACATCACATGTATCTGTTTGGAACTTTTATCCTGATCCTGATGCTAATAACATGGATGAAGCACAGTATGTTATTGAGAGACACAAGATGTCTAGATCACAACTGCGTTCACTAAAAAAGAGACCTTACTTTAGATCAAGCGTTATAGATCAAGTAGTTGAGTCAGGAGAATCTTATGTTAAAAAGTATTGGGAAGATGACTTGTCTGACTACGCACCTGAACATGGTGTATATCGCTTTGAGGTATTAGAATATTGGGGTATGTGTGACACACAACTTCTAGTAGATAATGAAGTAGAGATACCTGATGAGTTAAAAGACTTTGATGAGTTACAAGCTAATATATGGATTTGCGATGGTAAATTAATAAGAATGGTTCTTAATCCTTTCAAACCTGCAAAGATACCATATATGGCAGTTCCTTATGAGCTAAATCCGTACTCTTTCTTTGGTGTAGGTATAGCAGAAAATATGGATGACACACAAACTTTAATGAATGGTTTTATGAGAATGGCAGTAGATAATGCAGTATTATCAGGAAACCTGCTCATAGAAGTAGATGAAACTAATTTAGTTCCGGGACAAGACTTATCTGTGTATCCGGGTAAAGTGTTTAGAAGACAGGGTGGTGCTCCGGGACAGGCTATATTTGGCACTAAGTTCCCAAACGTATCAAATGAAAACATACAGTTATTTGATAAAGCTAGACAATTAGCAGATGAAAGTACAGGATTACCATCATTTGCTCATGGTCAAACAGGAGTG